CGAGAGGCAGCGGCGTCCAAGACTTTTGCTGACGCTGGCATACCAGGGCTGCGATACCTAGACGAATACTCGCGCGGTTCGTCTGCTGGCACCCGCAACTACGTTGTCTTCCCCGGCGCAGAAGACCGCATCCGCATCTTGCGGAAGTTTGGCTTACTGGCGCCGCTGGCTGGCGCTGCCATGCAAGACCAATGAAACACATCATCCACGTTAACGCCGCTACCTCATGTCCGACGAAATGCGCAAGCGCATCCTGACATCAGGCATTGGGGCCTCCCTGTTGGCGCCGATGGCCACGGAGGGTGAAGAGTAATGGGTCGCCTGGACCAGTTTGCCGCGGCAGCCGCGGATTCCGCGGATTCCATCCGGGACCTGCGGCTCGCGGTGGAGCGTGCCAATCGCTCCGCGCGCTCGCTGGGGGCGGTAAGCGGACGGGCGATTACGCCACGCTATGTCGCCGGCACGCTGCGGCCGGGCGAGACTGTTCTGAACTTCGGCGCCGGCAAACCCAACCCACGCACCGGGCTGTACGACCATTCGGAACTTTTGCGGCTGGCTGGCGGCGATGTATATGAGTACGACTTTGGACGCAACGCGGTAGGCGCGGACGCACTGAGCCGCAAGTACGACACCGTCATGGCGTCGAACGTCCTGAATACGCAGTCCGACATGGACATGCTGCTGAGAACGCTGGAGCAGATCCGCGCGGCGGCTGGCGGGCGTGCTGTGTTTAACTTCCCAGACTCACCGCGGTATTTGGATGGCACGGCTGACGATGTGTTTGAGGCCACGCGGCAAATCTTTGGGGCAGGCCCAACACGGGTCGGCGGCTCGCGCCGGGCGCCATTGATCGAAGTGCGCCTTCCGCGGTAGCCCACGTGTGGATTGAGACTGAATCGCCGGTTGAGGTAAGGTAATCCATTTCTGGATTATTGCCCCCCATGCAATGTTGCGGGGGTAATCGTACCTGTTACGAAACCTAGCCCCTTGCGCGCCAAGTCATAGGTTTCGTAACACTGCAAAACGCACAAGGCTCGGCCTGCAAAATCGAAGGTGTAACAAAATCCGGGGTTTCTGCCCATTGATCTTCTAGGCCCCTCCCCCGAGGCACTGGGTAATCATGGCAGAAGAATACACCGCACCCGACGATCAGTCCGTAGCCGAAGCGCCGGTTGACACAGCGCCTGTTGCAGAAAACGCAACCACTGGCAGCGGTTTTACTACACCCTACGAAGCGTTCCGTGCGCTCCCCGAGTTCAGCGGTCAGGACGATCTGACGATTGCCAGGAACCTGTACTCCGCTTTTAACGGGTACGGCGAGGCCCAGAGACAGCTCCAGCAGTACCAGCAGGTTGTCCCCTACGCCCAGGAATACCTCCGCAACCAGCGGGAGTTTGAGGCGTGGAGGCAGTCGCAGGCCGAGGCGTCCAAGCCTGAAGAGAAGCCCCGGTGGTGGAATCCTCCCGCCGTTGACGAGACGCTGAAGTCCTACATCATCCGCGACCCCCAGACGGGCAAGGAGGTCATCGACCCCAATGCCCCGATCTCGGCGCAGGAGAAACTTCGGGCCTACCAGGACTACACGGCCAACTTCGCTCGCAAGTTCGTCACCGACCCCGAGACCACGCTGAAGCCCTTCATCGAAGAAGTGGCTATGCAGAAGGCCCAGGAGTTAGTCCAGCGGCAGCTTGGCCAGTACCAGGCGCAGAACTACGTGTCTGACCTTGAGCGTCAGAACGCCGATTGGCTTTACGATCAGGGCGGCCGGGTTTCCCGCGAAGGGCAGGCCATCCAGGCGTACATCCAGCAGGCTTCCGAGATCGGGATTACCAGCCCCGAGGCCCGCTGGAAGTACGCCACGGGCATGCTGCAGCGCGACCTTCTGGAACTGCGCTACCAACAGATGTCGCAGGGCGCTCACCAGCAGGGCGCTTACCAGGCCCCGCCACCCGCCGACCCCGTGGCCCAACAGAACATGCAGTTTCTTCGGGAGCGTGCAACCCGCGTTCCCAATCGCAGTGCAGGCACAACCGAGCCGCGGGCACCTCGCCAGCGGATGTCATTTGAGGATCGGCTTCGCGGCCAACTCGTTAACGACGGAGTAATCTGATGAGTTCATCGACTGACTGGGCACGTTCCATTGCCACTACCATTGTAAATCACCTGAAGGAAGAGGAAATCGCCTCGCTTCGGAAGTACAAGGTCTTCGCGGCGCTTGAGGGTTCGGGCCAGGTCCGAACCAACATGAGCGGCAGGGGTTTCGACTGGGAAATCCAGTACAGGAATCACACTCCGTCTGGCAACAACGGAGAGACGCCCCGGGTCTTCAGTCGCACCAATTTGTGGAAGCGAGCAGAGCTTGAATATCGGGGCGCACAAGTGACCGATGCGATTTACAAGAAGGAGATGCTTGAAAATCGCTCCGCCCAGGCGCTTGTCAACGTCGCCGGCAAGATGGCTAGCCGTCTTCTGACGAGCATGGAGCAGTACCTGGCGCGTGAGTGGCTGCAGGACGGCTATGCTGCGGGCAACGAGCTTCGCTTCCACGGCATTGAGTCGTTCATGGGTGCGACCCAGACGATTCAGTGGGGCAGCACCACTTCGGTGACGAACCGCTCCGCCAACGCGGATGACCCGTTCTATTACCCGAACGACACCTACGCCGGACTGTCTACGGTCTTGGGTGCGTACGGCGGGTCGCAGAAGTCGGGCGATTGGCCGAACGGCTTTGCGGATCCGGAATTCGACTTCTTCAGCCCGGTGATTGTAAACGCCGAGTCGGCCTACTTCGGGTCAACGGACTGGAAGGACAACTGCGTCAAGGCGGTTCGCGAGGCGCTTCACCAGACGCGCCGAAATGATACGAAGGAGGACCAGATCGACATGGTTCTCCTGGACCGCCGGCTGTTCATTGACTTCCTCAACACGCTGGACGCCAAGGAGCGGGTGGTTGTGTCGCGGACCAACGGCCTGCGGTCGTACGGGTTCACCGATGTGTTTGAGCTGGACGGCGTCGAAATCTCGCAGGAGAATTCGATTGGCGCCACCTCTGCCACGGTTGACTCTGGCTATGGGCTTGCTGTGGGCAACATGGAGTTGCTGTGCATGGAAGATCAGCTCATGCAGAGCGAGGGCCCTTTCTACGACGAAATTACGCAGCAGTACCGCTACGTTGTGTCTACGTTGGGCAACCTCAAGTTCAAGTCGCCCCGCAACTTTTTCAAGCTCGTCGTCTAATTACGAAAGGAACCGACAGCAATGGGTCTTCAGGTTGATCCTCCGTTCGGCCTCGGCCAGACGCTCTTCTCAATGGGCGCCACCGAGACGACCGTCAAGAACGACAGTTTCCATGGTCTGCAGTCCAGCGCCGCCTATGGCGACCAGTGGGCTGGCTGCGTGAAGGAGTTCACGGATGTGAATCCCAACACGGGCCTTGTCCGCACCAATCGCCGGAAGGTGTGCGTGGCGGTGAAGAACACCTTTGGCACGGCCGGGACGGACGTCCTTCTGCCGAAGCGCGTGGTGCGTTTCTCGCTGACTGCCGGCAAGCTGCTCTCGGAGGTCGATGGTTATTCGGCCGAGACCAACGAGGAGCGTGTTGGCGTGGTTGACGAGTTCCTGCCGTCCAGCGGCGTGGCCAAGGGCGATATCTTCTGGGTGACCGTTGACGGCCCCACGGAGATCACTCATGCCCTGTCAGGGACGAACATCGCTGCCGGAGACCGGGTTTGCGCCATCACGGCTACGGCCAGCAACGTCTCCGCCGCCGGCCGGGTGACACCTTCCTCGCTTACGGCGGGGACTGCAAACCCTGGCAACAACGGCATCGGTGTCCTCGGTTACGCCCTGTCGGCTGGAACCAGTGGCAGCACGCCGCTGGTATTTGTCACCTCTCGCTTCCGTTGAGGTAATCAATGAGCCGAGCAAAAGTCATCGTCGGTCTTGCGGACGAGGAAGTGGGCAACAAGGTGTGGAACGTCGTCAGCGCGATCTCTGCCAACAGCAGCGGTCACGTTGGGTTCTTTGGCGCAGCCGCTACGACCTCGCAGGTCTTGGCGGCTTCGTCCAACACCACATCCATCGTCAATGCACTTGTCACGTTAGGGCTTGCGCGTACCAGTTGAGTCATGGCCCTTCACGGGCCTACGGGGGGCAGCCGGTGCAGGCGTAAGCCGGCCGGCTGTTTTCTTTTATGGCTATAGAAAACCTGGACTTCATCCGCCAGTTGATTGAGGAGCTTCGGCGCGAAATCCCCGCGCGGGATATGGAGCGCCTGCGCATGGTCAAGGACACTGGCATGGGCACAGGCACCGTGGAGAACGAGTGATGTCGTCGTTGTCATGGCGGGCACTCTCCAGGGTTGGTGCTGCGACGGCGGATGCAGTTGCGAAGAGTGCCCGAGCGAGGCCGTTTTCTAGCTCCGCTTTAGCGCCTCCCGGGCCGGCACAAGCAAAAAAGCCTGGCGTAACCCCGCCGACGATGGGCCAGGCGCAGCCAATACAGCAGTCCTATGGCACGCCCTATGGCAATCAATCGCAATCAGGGCAAGCGTCCAAGCCATTGCAAATGCCGGCCCCTGCCAAGCAGTCGCCATTTTCCCAATACAACCCGCAGCAGATGGGCAACTTCGCCCAGCAGAATATGGGGCTGCCATCGTTTCAGTTCTCTGCCACGGATTCGTTTGGCAACGCCTACAACAACCCCGCCGCGCTGACGGCCCAGCAAGGCGCCATGGCGCAGGCCCTGAACGCACAGCGTTCCCAGCAAATCCAGGCCGGCAGCTTTGGCCCACTAAATCCCATGGCCGCCAACCAGCAAGCCCAGGGCATGGTCCAGGGTGGGTGGGCAAATCCGTTTGCGCAGCCTCAGACAAATTACTATCCAGGTGGTGCCCCGCAGGTGGCGCAGCCGGCGCCTCGCTCGCAGAACTCAAATGCCATTCGCGCACTGATCGACAGGCTTGAGGCAGATAGGGAACTGGAGTTCTTTCAGCAATCTTTGCGTGAGGGCGCCGCCGGCCCTCTCCCGCCTCCCCCTCCCGCCACGCCTGCGCCGGCTCGCCCCATCGCGGAAGCGGGCCCCCAGCCCAATGCACAGCCCCGGCCAACGTCCCCGCAGCAGCCGGGTCTCAGCTACAAAGATTGGCTTAAAGCTGGGGCACCCAAGGACCCGTCTGGGGAGCGCGTGGCCTGGGGGCAGGTAACGGTGCCCGGCGTTGACGCAGAAGGCAATCAGGTACAGTTCGGCGACGGCGGCGCGTTGAGAGTTCGCCCAGGCGTGGCCCAGCCCATCCCGCCGCCTAGTCAGGGCACGCCATCTTACTACCGCGGCAAACCGTTGCCGCTACCGCCGGACGGCGTCGATTTCGGCTTCGTCTTCAGGTCCTCTGTGGACCCAGACGAACCGCATCAGATGGGGCAACCACTGCAGCGCGTTCCCGGCATGGCCCAGCCCATCCCGCCGCCTAGTCAGGGCACGCCATACGGCCAGCCTCCCGCGCCATCCAGCGGTCAGAGTCTGGAGCAAGTTTGGCGGAGGCAACAGACACCGTTGGCCATGTCGAAGGTGGACTGGTCAGACCCCGCCCGTCCAGTGGCCACCAAACGGCTGACGGCCGAAGAGGAGGCGTTCCTTGTCAATAAACTCTACGGCAAGAAAATAGGCGCCGCAAAGCAAGGGAACACTCGCGGCTATAACGACGGAAAAGTTAATTTTCAGGCGGCCGGCGGAACCGACGAGGACAAGGCGGAGGCGGCTCAAGCCGCACTAGAGTATGAACGCCAGCTCGCCGCCCGCCGGAAGAGGGAATTGGCGGAAGAAAAAGAAAGAATGGCCGCCCTGCCGCGACCGTGGCAGCCCATTAACGAGATGGCTGCTTGGCAGTCCGGGGGCATGAAGGCATACAAGGAGGCTACAATCTGGAACTGGCAGAATGACCCTGGGTTGCAGAAAACGCGGAAAAAGAACAAGGGCAAGGCCGGCTGGCGAGACCCGGCGTACAAGTTCAATAACCCTTGGATATATTAGTGTACTGTGGTACACTATCGCCTTACCCCCAAAGGTGAACCATGCAAGTAAAGTTCAACGTCGGCATTGTTACGTTTAGTTACGGCGGCAACGGTGGCATCTCCTCTGAGGTGCCGGACATCCGAGAGTGGATGGTCCCGCTGGTCAATGAGGCTTCCAGAGACCCGCGGATAGACAACATCCGCATCTGGAACCTGGCGGATACGCCAATTACGATGACCCGCAACCGGGCCGTCCTGCACGCCAGGGAGATGGGCATCGACGTCTTGGTCATGGTTGACTCGGACATGAAGCCGGACGTCAACGCCGGCCAGCCGGACGCCAAGCCGTTCTTTCAGACCTCGTTCGATTTCCTTGTGAATCATTACCCCAAGGGACCGTGCGTCATCGGCGCTCCGTATTGCGGCCCTCCTCCGGTGGAGTGCGTGTACGTGTTCCGCTGGCAGAGCATGCAGTCGGTCCACCCCAATCCAGATTTCCAACTGGAGATGTACGACCGGCACACCGCGGTAAAGATGGCCGGCATCCAAGAATGCGCCGCCCTACCAACCGGCCTGATCATGTATGACGTTCGCGCGTTTGAGGTCACGGAGCCCAAGGATGAGGCGTCCAAGCCCTGGTTCTACTATGAGTGGAAAGACAAGTTCTGCGGCGAAAAGGCTTCGACTGAAGATGTGACCATGACCCGCGACCTGTCGTTGGTTGGCGAGCAGAAGCTGGGCTACAACCCAGTGTTCTGCAATTGGGATAGCTGGGCAGGTCATTGGAAGCCCAAGTGCGTTGGCAAGCCGCAGTTCATCGACGCCGCCAACGTGTCGCAGAAGATGAAGGAATCCTTCCAAGCAAACGTCTCCAGCGACACCAAACTTGTCAGCCTTGCTCCAAAGACCAAGTTCTGGGAGCCACCCTCTAGCAAGTCCAGTGCCTGACTACAAGGTCTGCATAGGCTGCGGCAATTCATACCCGGCCACAACCGAGAACTTCCACAAGGCTAAGGACGGCTTTCACGCCCGTTGCCGGAAGTGCCGCAACAAAAAGATCCGAGCGGACAGGAAGTCCAAGAGAAACCGGAAGCTAGAGGAGATTGAGCGCGGCGCCGTTGACTTGTTCATAGCATCGGCCCGCATCGGCGGAGCGAACATCCCGCACTCCTCAGAACTCCTAGAGGTACTCATGGAGTACTTTGGCGGAGTCCGGGGGTTTGCCAATGCGTACATGAAGCAACTGTACGACGCTCCTGCCGGCGGTGCATTTCGCACCAAGATGCTGGATTCAGTCGTTCGCTTGGTGGTTGGCAATACGGCCATGGGCGGCGCCAAAAAGCCCTTGGAACTGATGACAGAAGAAGAGTTAGAGTCCGAGCTGCGCCGCCAGATCCTAGAGGCCGCAGTGCAAGTAAGGGAGACGATAGATGCAGTGCCTGGATTGCCATTGGTGGAACCGCCACCCGAGCTTACCTCCCGAGAAGGTAGGGATCTGCAAGCGATTCCCGCCTCAGTGGGTGACGGTGGAGGCATGCGCATTCCCGGTGGTGGAACCTGAGAACGTGTGTGGTGAGTGGCGTGCGAAAGCATCCGAAGATCACTCCGCCGCCTAGCCCTGAAGGGCCAATGGGCGGGCTGACGCAGCACACCCTGTCCCAGATGAAGGACGTTCAGGCCGAACTGGCAGAACGTCGGATAGAAGCGCTTCGCCTGTATGTCCCCATGCCAAAGCAGGCAGAAATCCACAAGTGCATGGCGTCTGAGAGGATAGTGCTTGGCGGAAACCGCGCCGGCAAATCGCTGTGCGTTGCGGTGGAGGCCGCGCGTGCGGCAACTGGGCAAGATCCCTACGGCAAGTTTCCCAAAGAAGGCGGGAACCTGATCATCGTCGGCCGGAACTGGCAGCACATCGGGATGGTAATACACCCGATTCTGTTTAAGGCCGGGGCATTCAAAATCATCCGCGACAAGGAAACGGGGAAGTGGCGGGCTTTCCGTCCCAAGGAAGACGACGAGCGCCGGGCCGAAGCCAAGCCCGCGCCTCCATTGATCCCTCCGCGAATGATCAAGGACATGTCTTGGGTCCAAAAGAATGCCGGGTATCTCAACCGCGCTGAATTGGTAAACGGCTGGACGATCTACTGCTTCTCCTCTGAGGGCGATCCCCCGCAAGGCTTTCAATCAAATTTTACTTGGCTGGACGAGGACCTGTCGAATGAGCGGTGGGTCGGGGAAATGCAAGCGCGGCTTGCCGATAGAAAAGGCCGGTTCATGTGGGCGGCCATGCCGTGGTCAAGGAATGACGCGCTCCTGGGCCTGTGTGAGCGCGCCGACAAGGCAGAAGAAGACGGCGTCGAAAACCCCATCATCAAGAAGTTCACGCTCCGGTTTTTAGACAACGATGCAATCGATGACGAGGAGAAGCGGAAGAACATCGAACGCTGGGCGGCGCTAGGCCAAGATGAATTGCGGATGCGTGCGGAGGGTGAGTTCACCACCGAATCCACGCTTATGTACCCGACGTTCAACCCATCGGTCCACATGATGCAACGGTCGGATTTGCCTGATGGGCAGATCCCGGCCAACTGGACAAGGTACGTGGGGATCGACCCTGGCCACGCGGTAATGGCAACGCTGTTCCTTGCAGTCCCGCCAGACGAGAAGTTCTGGCTCATTTACGACGAGCTGTACATCCGCAATTGCAACGCGCTCATTTGGGGCGAGCAGTTTGCCGCTAAATGCCAAGGCCAGAACATCTTTACCGCGATCATGGACATGCACGGCGGTGCGCTCAGAGATTTGGGTTCAGGCAGATTGCCGCATGAGCTGTACTCCGAGGAACTGAAAAAACGCAAGATCCGATTTCAGTTGACCTCCCACTCTTTCATTCCAGGGTCAGATGACATCCAAGCCCGAACCGCCATGGTGCGCCAGGCCCTGCATGTCCGCGGGGACGGGACTACCAAGCTCAAGATTTTGGACGGTGCGTGCCCGAACCTAGTCCGCGAACTGAAGCGGTACAGAAAGAAAACCACCACGGTCAACGGCCAGATTTATGTGACCGACGAGCCGCAGACTAGAGGCGAAATCCATAGCTGCCAGGTAGTCGAATACCTCGTCGCCCATGAGCCACGCTACCACACACCCCCTAAGACATGGGGGCCTGAACCGTGGTGGGTGGACTACTTATCCCGTAAGAAAGCCCGTAAGCAGGGGGATGCCTGCGTAATCCTTGGACCCATAGGAAGTGTTAAATGACAGACTTTGCAATGCCCGAAGCGAAGGTTGGCGATCAGGTTTATTTCTACGCCCATGAGGGCGCCCCCGCGGTCATGGCGTTTGTGACCGAAGCCTCTTCCAGAACCCTGACGCTGTGGGCAGTTGTCCCGGGCTATGGGGGCGTGGAGAAGGTGTCGGTCCACCATATCTCCGATCCCGGCCTGGCGGATTTCCCCGCCTGGAAGGACACGGGCCTTTGGGACCACATGCCCTCTGACCCCAGGCTGGCGGTGCTTTCTGAGCGGGTTTCCCTGCTGGAAAAGAAGGTCTCCCCCAAAAAGCCGTGAAACGGGCAATAAGCAGTAGGGAGACTGTATGACCGACAACCCGCTTGCGCCCATCGCCAAGGGCTGGCTAAAGCTCGTCCAGCAGGCGCAGAAGCACAAGAAGCCGTTCAGTGACGACGCCAATGAGGCGATGAATTTCTATGCGGGCGATCCCAACTTCATGTGGGAGAACGAATACGCCCGCGGGGAGCGAGGCTACAACCGAGGCATAGATCCCCCGGCGTTCCGAATGACTGTGAACCGTGTCTGGGAGGCCGTCCGCTTGTTCTCGGCGGTCATCCACCACCGGAATCCCCATCGCACGGTTACCCCAAGGCAGTTCCCAATCATTGGCCCGCAGCTCCTGGGGATCTTTCCGCAACCCCCAGTTCCACAGATGGGGCCTAATGGACCAGTACTTGGGCCGGACGGCCAGCCAGTGATGATGCCCGACCCCGGTATTCAGCAATACCAGATGGGCATGCAGCAGCAGCAGTTTGCCTATGAGCGCCGCAAGGTTGTTTCAAAGCTCTTGGAAGACTACCTGAACTACACGCCAAACGAACTGGACCTCAAGAGGCATTCTCGGAAGGTTGTGGAAGAGGCGTTCATCAAGGGCGCCGGGGTGTGGTGGCATGAGCTGTATTCCCCTCCAGGATCTACAGTGAAGATGGGGGGGAGCTTCTTCGACTCCATCGACAACATCGTCTGGGATCCCGACGCGGATGAGTATGAAGACATCCGCTGGGCGGCGCGCAAGAGAGTCCAGCCCGTAGACGAGGTGGCCGCCAAGTTTGGCCTGTCTCCTGAGGATCTCAAGGGCCACGCAGAGTCATATTCCTCTCGTTCCGACGATACGCAGAGGGGCTACGAACACCGCAAGAAGACGGGCAAGACGTCGGATCTGATCTGCTATTGGGAAATCTATTCCAAGTGCGGGTTCGGGGATCGGCTTAAAGATATGAGCAAGGACTTGCGAGGCAAGTTCGACGCCATCGGCTCCAATGCGTACATCGTTGTCGCAGAGGGCGTAGACCATCCGCTCAACGTCTCTCCGCAAATGCTACAAGAAGAAGTGGACGAGACCGGCGTCCCGCAGGCCATGTTCCTGTCCTGCCAGTGGCCGATTCCGTTCTGGGCCGAACCCGGCGGATGGCCATTCACGCTCCTGGCCTGGCATGGCAAACCCGGCTATTCCTGGCCTGTCTCGCTGATTCGCCCCGGAATTGGGGAGCTGCGATTCATCAACTGGGCGATGTCCTTCTTGGCCACGCGCATTGCCGCTTCCAGCCAGACGCTCATTGGGGTTCAGAAGGCGGCCGACGAAAACCTAAAGAGCAAGATTCTGGAGAAGTCGGAGGGCGGTTTCAAGATTGTCGAAATCTCAGAAGCCATCGGGCGGTCGGTCAACGATGTGATCTCGGTCTTCAATCTCCCCGGCGTCACGGAAGACATGTACCGCATCATTGCCGAGGTAACCAATCTGTTCGACCGGCGGGTAGGGTTGACAGAGTTAATTTACGGTATGACCAGAAATCAATTCCGGTCAGCCGCAGAGGCGAACGTCAAGGCCGAGCAAGTCTCTGTGCGCCCGGACGATTACGCAAACGCGCTGGAGGACGCCTTGTCTGATGTGGCAAGGAAAGAAGCGCTTCTGGCCAGGTGGTTAATCGACCCCCAAGACGTCGCTCCGCTGATGGGTCCGATGGCAGCGCAAGCATGGCAGATGCATGTCCGCTCCGAGAGTCCAGATAACATCGTCCGCGAGTACGACTACCGCGTTGAGGCCGGGTCAGCCAGGAAGCCGAACATCGCCACCAAGACGGAGAACATCCAGAACCTCATGCAGGTTCTCATGCCCGTTGCGCAGGGCATGCTGCAAGCCGGCCAGCCGCAGTTGCTCAACACGCTCTTGGCAAAGTGGGGCGAGGTCAACCAGATCGACGTCGCGGATTTTGCTGTACCACCACCTCCCCCACCCCCTGCAGCACAAGGTGGGCCTCCGCCGCAGGAAAGCCCTCCCCCGGAAGCCCCCCCAGGACAATAGTTTTATATGGCCCTTCCGCCCGACATCCAGAACGCCGACCACGCCACCCAGGCGCATTACCGCCAGATGGTGAGGGACGGCCAATCTCCGCGATTTGCCGAGATGTGCGCCTTGCAATGCCCCCCTGGAACAAGGGGCACCGAACGCGCCTTTATGGAAGGCCGCAACAACAACGAGCAGTTGGACGGCATGCCACGCAAGCAGGCGCAGTGGTTGTCCAAGGAGGCTCGCGAGGCAGGAATCAGCATTTCCGGGAAGTACTACTGCGGAGGAATCGCAGACTCCCGTGGCTGGAAAGATCCTGAAGCCTGGGTCTCGTCAAACGACGACGTCCTGCGGGTCGCGAAAAAGCGTCGCATGATGGTAACCGGCAGCGTTAACTACGACCCCGGCCCAGAACCCCCCAAACGCAAGCTCATCAGCGAATCAATCGTCAACGACTTGGTGGCCAAGGAAAGAAAGAAGAATCCTTCCGCCAAAGTTGGTGAACTCCGCGAAAAGGTCATTGAGAAACACGCCTACAGGGTCAAGAACCGATGAACGAGATTGCCCGTCATTTTACGCCAGGGTCCGTCGTCACCGCCAACTCCTCCGCAGCCACCACCTCTGGGAGAATCCCATTTGGCAGGTTCGGTGGTGGGTGCGTGATGATCGGAAACACCAACGGCGCCACGCAAATCAACTGGTATGGAACCGTTGATCCAACGGTAACCCCGCTGCAGATTTACTCCGATGGATCCGCAGTCACTACAGCGGTTGTCGTTGGGGTGCATCCAATTCCAGACGCCTGCTTCGCTGTCAATTACGTGGTTCCCGTAGTTTCCGGGGCCACAACGTGCGCCTTAACCGTAATGGCCAAGGGCTGACATGTATCTCCACAACGTCTCGCAGGCTGACTCTGTCGTTCGTTCCATGACGGCCGCTCAATGGACGGCGCGCAACTACACCTTGTGTTCCGGTGAGCTTGGTATCGAAACCGACACCGGCAAACAAAAGGCCGGCACGGGGTACAGGTGGAACGACACCGCCTACTTCACCCCCGCCGGCTTTACTGGTGAAGTTGTATACTTGGACGTCGCGTTGGACGAAGACCAGATCTTATCCTTTGTGAACGGCGTCCTGGTAACGAAAGCCCAATACGTCCAGTAATGCCCCTCTCCCCTCGCACTCTACGCCCGCCGGTCGTCAAAGCCAAAGGCGAGGCCCGCAAATGAGCCCGATGAGCCCGAGACTGCTGCGGCCGAGGCAGACGACGCATCCTGAAGCGGCTGACTGGGCAAGTCGCGTGCGAACCAA